CCAATGCCTACGGCGACCAGGTGTGCTGCGCGATTACTCCCCGCATGCGCGAGGCCCTGATTAATGACGAGCGTCTGCAGAAGGCGGATTTCGGTTTTTCCTCCCTGCGCAAGAGCAACGGCGCCCTGGATCCGATTATGGGGATTCAGTTTATCATTGCTCCCAATTTGCCGCTTGACGAGGACGGGGATATCATTTGCCCGATGTGGATGAAGAATTCCCTGTATTTCGGTTCTTGGAAGCAGAATAAGGTGACGGTGGAGAAGCGCTCCGATAAGGAGGACACGATCCAGATCGGCCTTAAGACGATTATGGGAGCCACCCGCATGCGCGAAGAGGCGTTTGTGCAGATTAAGTGCAAGCAGCTTTCTTAATTAGGATAACAACACATTTTATTTTATTGATTATGGCAACGTATCAAACAGTTATTGCAGAGAAACAGCTTGCCCTTGCGGATCGGACCGGCCTGCCGACGGTGCCGCAGCTGGCGGCCATCCATACCGGCGCCGGGGTCCATGTGGCTACGGCGGAGTTCATCATGCCCGCGTCCCTGGCGGCCGATGACCTGATCGCCATTTGCAATGTTCCCTGTGGAGCCCGCGTGCTGCCGCAGCTTTCCCATGTCGTTTCCGAAGGCGTTGGGACGCTGCAGCTGACCGTGGGAACGAAGGAGGCGGCGGATGCTTTTTCCGCCTCCCTGACCGTGACCGCCGCCGGGACTTATCAGTTGACGAAGGGTTCCCAGGCGGTTTCCACGGGGCCGGTGGATGCTGTGACGATGGTTTACGCGAAGGTGGGCGGAACACCGGCGGTGACCGCCGGCAAGAAGCTTGTTTTTGCTATTGCTTACGGTATTCAGTAGTTTTTTTCCCGTCGGTTTGTCCATAGGGCCGTCTCTGCATGGAGGCGGCCCTTTTTGCTGTTCCGGAGAAGAAACGTTGATTTTCGCCAACTTGCCCCGGTTGAACGCCCTGGGTTATGTTCAGGGGAAATGAAGAGGATTTCCTTTAATGGAGGCGAGCTTTCGCCCGGGATTGCCGCGCGTCCGGATCTGGATGTTTATCATCGCGGGGCGTCCGTGCTGGAGAATGTGGATGTTTCCCAAACGGGGGGAGTTTCCCGGCGGCACGGGATGAGGAGGGTGGCCGCCGCTTTGGAGGGTTCCCTTCTTCTTCCCTATGTTTATTCCACCAATGACCGTTTTCTTGTGGAGGTGGCTCCTTCCCTGCTGCGCGTGTTGTCCGTTGAGGGGGATGTAGTTGCCTCCCTGCCTTCCGTGTGGACGGCGGCGGATGTTTCCGCCCTGCGCCACAAGCAGGTGAACAGCATGCTGTTTCTGGCCTGCCCCACGCATGAGCTGATGGTGCTGAGACGGGATGACGAGGGCGCGTTTTCCCTGGCTCCCTATGAGTTTAAGGCCCGCCCCTGGCGGTATGAGGAGTTCCGGGATTTTCCGGTGCGCCTGACGCTGGATGAGGGGTGTTACAGGGTGTCTTTCGGGGAGCATGCGTCCGATCCGGATGCGGCGGTTAACGAGGGGGATGTGATGCGCGTCCAGGTGACGGTGCCCCAGCAGACCGGGTTCAGCACGGGGGCCGTGATTCGCCAGGGCTGGGTGGTTGCCGGGGCGTTTACGGCGGCCAGCGCTTTCACGGCTGGGAAAAAGCTCTGCCTCAATGAGGGGAGTTATTGGTCCTGGTGGACGTGCGACAGGGATTTTAACGGGGCGGCGGATTTTGTGGACGGCCTGACGTCTCCGGCGGATTATCCGGAGCATTTTCATAAGGGCGTGATTTGCCATTCCAATACGATTACCTGCAAGGGGACATGGAAGTTTTGGTGCAGTAAGGAGTGGTACGGCACGTATGCCGTGGAGCGGCGTTTTCCCGATGAGGATTGGCAGCTGCTGGGGACGTCCACTTCCATGGTTGGCTCGGCTTCCAATTTGCAGATTACCGGGGACGAGAGCGAAGAGGAGTGCTACCTGCGCCTGATGTTGTATGAGTCCCGGCTTTCCAGCGGTTCCGATCCCAGCCAGGGGTTTCCTCCGGACAGCTGCGGGAATAAGCTGGTGGTGGATGCTTATAAGAAGGATGTGGTGCTGCGGCTGCGTTCCGGATCCCGGCCTGCTTCCATACAGCGGTTTTCGGTTCCCGCCACGCCGGCGTTGCGGCATTTCCTGACCTGTACGGCGTCTTCCATCCGGGCAAGCCGCGTGTGGGTGGATGAGGTGGAGGTTCCGGGGGCGTCCGCCGTGCTGACGCTGGGGCCCGACGGTGTTGACGTGACGCCCAGGGGGCTGCCCGCGGATGCGCTGGAGGACGGGCAGACGGTCCGGTTTGCCTGGACGGAGCCGCGCAAATCCGGGGCCGTGACGCTGGACGCCCGCGGGATGAGGACGGATTTTTGGCCAGCCGGGGCGAGGTTTGACGTGAATGTGACGGGGAACGCCCTGACCGGAATGGGTGAGGGCGCGGTGGTTCGGTTGACGGCCTGGTCCGCCGGGGATGCGCAGTTTACAACGGTTTGGAAGAGCAGTGCGGATGCGTATACCGCGCCGGCCAGCGGGTTTTATACGGTTAAGGTTGTCCATGATAAGGGCAGTACGCTGGAGGCTGCCGAGTGTCAGGCGGAGTTTTCCGGGGTGGCTTCCGGGGTGGTGAAGCCGGAAGTCCGGGAGGAGATGTCCGCGGCGGGGTTGTCCACCAGCGACGTGTTGAAGTTGACGCTGCCTTTGGAGGGCGATGCGTATGATTATTGCGTGTATGCCGGGTTGCCCGCAGTGAATGCCCTGGTGGTTGACGGGGAGCGTTTTTCCGGGGAGTGTCCGTTGTCCAGAGAGGGGCGGACGCTGACGGTGAGGCCCAGGGGGCTGACGACGGATGATGTGGGCGCCGGGAGCATGGTGCGCCTGGAGTGGACGCAGGCGGCGGAGTCTGTCAATAAGAGCGGGAACGGGAATGCGGCCAGCATTTTCATGAGCCGTTTTTTAACGGCGGGTACGGTGGTGACGCTGCAGGGATGGAGGTCTGTCCAGTCGGGGATGGAGATTGTGCTGCCTTCCACGATCAAGGGGATGTCCGGCGGCAGGTATGCGGAGGTGTTCAGCGCGATGGAGGAGGCGTCTTACACGGTGCCGGAGGATGGTTTGTTTTTGATTAGCGTACAGGCATGGACGGAGAGTAATGTGAAGTTGCGTTCCCGTGTGCGGGTGGAGGTGCCGGCCTGCACGGCGTGGATGGAGGCGGAGGCGGCCGAGGTGACGGCTTCCGCGGAGTATTCTCTTTGGGATAATGTTTCCGCGGTTCCGGAGGGGGTTCCTCCGTCCGGGGAGTCGTTGATGTGGAGTTTCGCGGCGTTCCGGGGGGTGTACGGGTTTCCTTCCCTGGTGGATGTGTTTCAGCAGCGACTGGTGCTGGCCGCTACGCAGGCCCAGCCGCAGACGGTGTGGTTGAGCAAGACGGATGACCTCAACAGTTTCGAGGTGGGGAAGCAGGATGATTCCGCGCTGGCTTTGACGTTGAGCACCACAACGCAGAACAGGATTTGCTGGCTGATGGCGCAGAGTTCCCGGCTGCTGCTGGGGACGGCGGACGCGGAGTGGGCGGTGTCCGGCGGCCAGGGGGTGATGACTTACGCCAACGCGCGGGCGGACAGCCACGGGTTTGTGGGGTCTTCCGATGTTCCGGCCCTGATGGCGACCGATAAGGTACTGTATGTGGAGAGGGGCGGCGGACGGGTGTATCAGTACGGGTATGATTATGAGAGCGACGGGTTCGTGTCCCGCGATTTGACGGTGTTCGCCGATCATGTGCTGGCCGACGGCGGCGGGTGCCTGGGTGTTGCTTTTGTGCGTAAGCCGGAGCCGCGGGCGGTGTTTGTGCGCCGGGACGGGGCACTGGCGCTGATGACTTATAATAGCATGCACCAGGTGCATGCCTGGCACCGGTACACGACAGATGGGGTGTTCGAAGGGGTAGCCGTTTTGCCCAATGGGGATCAGGCGGATTTGCTGTTTGTGTCCGTGGAGCGTGAGGATGGGAGGTTTGTGGAGGTGTTTGATCCGGACGGCCCGTTTGTGGATGCCGGCGCGTGGGATTTTACGTCCACGGTGGTGACGAATGCGCTGGATGTGGCGGAGTCCCTGGGCAGGGATAGACAGGCCGCGGCCGTGCGCGTGTTTTTTGCTTCCGATACGGCCCCGGCCGGTATTGAGGTGTCCAATGACGGGAGCGCCTGGGACCGGTTGAGCAAGACCAGGACGATGGAACGGGGATGGCATGAGGTGCTTCCCTCCGCCATGTGGAGGCGGGATGTGCGGTTTGGCATCCGGGTTTCCGGGGACCGCCCCCTTGAGTTTTTAGCTGTTGATACGCAATGACGGAGCCTGCGAAGACGAGACCGGATTGGAAGGAGCTGCTGGCCGACAGGTGGTGGCGCCTTAATCATTTGTATTGGATTGAGGATAAGGAGGGCCGGATGGTGCGCTTCCGCCCGAATTGGGCCCAGGAGGAGCTTTTTCACGGGCTTTGGTTCCGCAATACGATTTTGAAGGTGCGCCAGCTGGGGATTTCTACGTTTTGCGCCATTTATATGCTGGATCTTTGCCTGTTTGGGAGGAATCAGCATTGCGGGATTATTGATAAGACGCTGGAGGACGGGGAGGCCAAGCTGCGCAAGATTGCTTTTGCTTATGAGCATTTGGATTTTTTGCCGGAGAATCCGACGATGGAGGACCGGGCGCTGGCTGCTTTGGGGAGGATGGTTAAGGAGGGGTGCGCTGTGGTGGAGAAGAGGGCCACCCGCATGGCCTGGTCCACGAACGGGTCTGTTGATGTAGGGGTTAATTTGCGCGGGTCCACTCTCCAGTTTTTGCATATTTCCGAGTTTTCCTATACGGCGCTGCATGATCCGGCCAGGGCCAGGAAGATCCGCACGGGCGCGTTGAATACCGTTGGCAAGAGCTGCGTGGTGGTGATGGAGTCCACCCACGAGGGAGGGAAGGCCGGGCTGGCTTACCAGTTGATGGAGCAGGCTATGGAGATGGTGGGCAAGCCTCTTTCCAGCCTGGATTTCAGGTTTTTCTTTTTTTCCTGGATCCAGCATCGGGAGTATTGCCTGGAGGGGGTGGAGCCGAGGCTGGATGATTTTTTGCGGGATTATTTTTCCGATTTGAAGAGGCGTTACGGGATTGAGTTGTCCGAGGGGCAGAAGGCGTGGTACGCTACCCAGTACAGGATTAACGGGGCGGAGGTGAAGCAGGAGTTTCCCACCGTGCCGGAGGAGGCTTTGCAGACGTCCGTGGAGGGGGCTATTTACGGGAGGTGGATTTCTGCCCTGCGGGCCGAGGGGAGGATCGCAGCCGAGTTTGAAGTGGATGACGTGGCTCCGATTTATGCTTCCTGGGATTTGGGGTTGAGTGATTTTATGGCGATTTGGCTTTGGCAGGTGGTGGGCGGCAGGTATTACGCGCTGGATTATATTGCCGGGAATAATCAGGCGGTTGATTATTACGTGGGGCAGATCCGGATGAGGGAGAGGGAGTTCGGGCCTGTCGCCCTGCACCTGCTGCCGCACGATGCGGCCAGAAGGGATTTTTCCAAGACTTCTTTTGAGTCCGTGTTGCAGCGGGCCGGGTTCCGCACGGCGATCGTGCCGCGCACGTCCGATGTTTGGACCGGGATTAACGCGCTGCGGAATATGCTGCGTTTTTGCGTGTTTCATGAGCGCTGCAACCGGCGCCCGGAGATTGACGGGCAGAAGTATGTTTCCGGGGTGGGTTCCCTGGAGTATTACCGCAGTTTGCCGCCGGGGTCCAACGGGTGCGTGCGGGAGATGCCGCTTCATGACGCCTGTTCCCATGGCGCGGATGCCGCCCGGACGTTTGCCGAGGCGGTGAGCCGCGGCCTGGTGTCCGGTCATGCCGGGGAGCCGGAGAAGGTGAAGAGTCCTCACAGACGCCCCAACGCTCTGGAGGGGATGCTTTATTGAGATGCGGCAGGGATAGAAACATTGATTCTCGCCAACTTGAAGGAAGTCCGCCCTCATGCGATTGTTGGGGAATGGATAAGCTGACGTTTTTTTCACAGTGCCTTTCCCTGCTGGGGGATCAGGAGTTTGTGATGGATTCTCCGGCGGCCAGGGCTTGCGAGTTGTGGTTTCCTTCCGTGATGCTGGAGGCCGTTTCCTATGGCCCGTGGTCGTTCGCTACGAAGGAAGCCGTGCTGGAGTGCCCGGAGGGGAACGGCCGGTTTCCGCTTCCGGAGGATTGCTTGAAGTTGTTGAAGGTGGAGGCCGGGCGCTGGCGCATGGCCGGCCGCGAGGTAGTTTGCGAGGAAGCCCCTTCCCTCCTGCAGGTGCGGTTTTTGTCCAATGATGTGGCTTTGGCGGAGATGCTGCCGGATCATGAGCCTTTGTTTGTGGAGGCCGTGAAGTGTTTGCTGGCTTCCAAGGTAGCAGCCACGGTGACGGGCAAGCCGCAGAATGTGAGCGTGTTTTTGGAGTTGTACAGACGTTACGCTTCCGACGCCCTGTATCACGATGTGAGCCAGCGCGGGAGCAATGACCAGCATCCGTTGAAGGATATTTTAGATCGTTCCATTTTGTAGGGTTATGGGCAGTATCGGTTCTTATGTGACGAACAGGGCCAACGCGAAGAGCGCGCTGGCACAGGGACAGGCGGCGCGGGATGCCGCGTATGTGAATGCGGCCAATACCGAGGCGGAGTCCGCTTCCGCTTTGCGTCTTGCCGCCGAGAATACGGCGACAGCCAGGCGCAATCAGACGGCCGCCACGGCTTCCGTGCGGGCTGGGAGGGGCGCTTCCGGGTTTACTTCCGAGGGGTCCGGCAGCCAGGCGGAGCTTGCCGCGGCAGAAGTGCTGGAGAAGCAGATTTCCGATTTGTCCCTGGGCGCGGCGATCAGCGACCAGAGCAAGCGCCATGAGGCGGCGATGCAGCGCTGGGAGGGGGATTCCGCGCTGGTGAGCGCGCAGAATCAGGCGGCGGCTTATAAGTCCGCCGCTTCCGGGGCCCTGGTGTCCACAGGGCTTCAGCTTGGCGGGGCTTTAGTCGGCGGCATTGGCGCCGGAATGGGGGCTTTCGGTTCGACGACGGCCGCCCAGGGGGCTTTTGCCGGTTATAATCTGGGCGGTTTGGCCGGGAGCGTGTTTCCCGGGTCTACGGCGGATCCCCGCCAGGGGATGATGACGCTGGGGGCCTGGGCGGCGGGTCCGGAGAAGAGCGGGTTTTCTTTTTACGATTACCTGGGCGGCCAGAAGTGGAATCCTTACAGGAGCGTGTGGCGATGAATGCGTTTGATGCGACCGTGAGCGCTTATGCGGAGGTGGGACGGGATTTGTGGTCTGATGTGAAGGATTGCGCGTCCCTGGGGCTGGCGTTCGTTTCCCCGGATGAGGTGTGCCTTGCTTTGCCTGCCGAGAGGCTGGGGGAGATGTGTTTTCCTCCTGTGGATATGCCGGTTCTTCCGGAGAGGTGCTTGTTTGTATGGTGGGCGGCCGGGAAGCCGCGTGAGTTGGCCCGACTGGCCCGGCAGTTTTCCCGCAGAGGTTTTACGCATGTGGCCTGGCAACGGTTTTTGCGCGGGCCGAAGGTGCATGTTTTTTCTATTGATCAACTTATCAGTTTTTCGTCACGATGAGAGAGTTTCCTTTATACGGTGGGCCGTCCCTGCAGACGGCCAAGGCTGATCCCGGTGTCGCGGCACGGGCCGCCAATGGCGATCATGGGCAGGTGTTGGGCGCGTCCGTCCAGAAGGCCGAAGAGGCTGTTCAGGGGAGCGCGGAGGCGTTTGCCAGGATTTCCGATTTCGGGGAGATGCAGCGGCAGGAGGTGGAGCTGCGACGCATCCGGGACGAGTCCGACGCGAAGTTTTCCAGGATGCTGGCTTTCGCGCCGGGCACGAAGGAGAGCGTTTTTGAGAAGGACGGTTCCATCCGGCAGGGGAAGCTGAAAGATTTGGCTTACGAGTTCGGCCAGAAGATTGACGCGCTGGGTGGCAGTTTTTTCCACCCGGAGAGCGCCATGAAGGCGGAGGCTGTCAGGGCTTCCGTGAGGTCAAGCCTGCAGGAACGTTATTGGGGGCTGGCTGCCAAACATCAGCTGGGCGTTGCCAGACAGGCTTTCGATACGAGTTTGAAGCTGGCCGAGGAGAAGCAGGATTGGGGCGGTTACGAGAGGTCTGTTGATGACGCCGTAGCTTCCGGCACGATTTCCCGTGACGAAGGTGAGCTGCGTTTATTGAGAGGGAGGAAGATCAGATATGACAAGCAGCAGGAGAATTTGAAGACAGCCTTGTTTTCCAGCGTTGCCGCCAATCCCATACGTGCGGCTGCGGCTATCAACAAGGGACTGTACAATGACCTGAATCCCATTGATCTGGACCGGGCCAAACGCGAAGTGCGCCGACGTCTGGCTGATGAGGCCACGCCTGCCCCTCTTTCAGCAGAGGACCGCCGCAAGATTCAGGAAAAGAATATTGAAGCCCTGAAAAAACAGTTGCCCAACGGAGCTACTGAACAGATGTGGAGATGGGCCCGCAATGCCCAAAAAAACGGCGGACGGTTCACGGAACGGGACAAGGTGGAAATAAGGGGAGCGTTCAATATGGAACTGGACAAGCTTCCTGTTCCTCAATCTCGCGAGGAGGCTAATCAAATTGCCGAGCGCTCCGCCAAGAAGTGGGCACTCCTGGGGGCTTATGAGGGAAACCAGGAGTATATCCGCGCCGTGGTGATGGATAAGATGATTTCCCGACTGGATGCCGCCAAGGGCGCACGCAGAAATGACATCGGTCTGGTGCTACGCCATATTCCGGATGATGCGTATATTCCGAACAGATCCGCTTCAGTACGGGATGCGTACAGGAAAGGTGACCAAAAGAAGATTCAGGAGAAGGAGGCGGCCAGAAATTTGATAGAGAGCCAGATTGACGAGTATGTGCGCGTCCAGATGGCGTATTGGCGTGAACGGAATCCGGAGGCGAGCATTCACGACGACCGGATGCAGATTTTCAGATTTGCCGCAAAGAAAGCCAAAGAGTTGAACGAGTACGAGCATCCGGAAAAGCTGGATGTCGAGAAGAAGTCTAAGGAGATTTCCCGCGCTTTTGACAGTGAGGCCCAGGTAGGAGACACCAGGGAACGCATGCCGGATTCCGGGAAGGATTTCATTGACCGGAAGAATAGGGAGTGGAAGGAGTATCAGAAGAAGCAGGTTCCCTACACGCCGCAAGTGGAGGTTGTGAAAGACAGCGCCCCCTTGGCCGTCCCCATGTCCTTTGTGGCTGGTAGGCGCGCCGGGGCCTACGTGCCCAAGGAAATGTACCAGCAGCTTGTTCAGAAGTACGGAAGTCGCCCCTGTCTGAAAGCCACCATGGACCAGTCCAAGGCTTACAACGAAGTTCCTGTAGTGGGTTTTTATGAAGGCCCTAACAGGGGGATTGAGCTTTCTGGCGACGAGTACGGCAACCGCCTGATCATGCTCGCGGGGGACAAGGGGAAAGCAACCGTCCGTTTTGCCCCCGAAGAGGTGCCCGGCATGATTGAGCCCGGCAATATTGATTTGAGTACACGGCCCGTCGTCCGCAATGCCGACGGCTCCATCAGTACGGTGCGTTCCATTTCCGTGGAGATGGACGGGAAGGAATACCTGATTCCTACCGTTTCCGAGGACGGCAAGGTTCTTTCCGAGGACGATGCCGTGAATCAGTTCAAGCAAACCGGTAAACACCTGGGCGTGTTCAATTCTCCGGAGGACGCGACGGCGTATGCCAGACAGCTCCACGAAGACCAGGAGAATTTTTATGCCCCGCAGCGACAAGGAGCAACCAGCGTACTGAACCAGCCTGTTTCTTCCCCGCAGAAGGCCGCCCAAGTACTTTCTCCCGCTCTTCAACAGTACGAATCTGCCTTCCGGCGGGCCGGGGAGAAGTACGGTGTGGACCCTGATTTGCTGATGGCCATTGCCATCCACGAAACAGGCAACGGCACCAGTTCTGCTTTCCGGAACAAGAAGAATGCCATGGGCGTGAGTCCGTATGGCAGAGGTCCCCGGTCTTTTGAAACGGTCGAGGCCGGTATTGAGTACATGGCCGGACAGCTCGCCCGGAATTACCTGGGCAAAGGACTGACAACGATTGCCGCCATTGGCAAGAAGTACGCTCCCCCCGGAGCATCCAACGATCCCAAGGGATTGAATTCCCACTGGGTGAAGGGGGTTTCCGAATATTATTTTCAACTTAAAGCTTAATTGATTACCATGTTTGAAACAGACTTTTTCCCCTTGGCGCAGGAGGCGAAACATTCCAACCTTCTTCCCGAGTCCTTTGACCATTTGCAGGAGAATGACGCCCCTACTTCCTTGCAAGACTGGGGACAGGTGCCGGGTTCCCGGAAGCTTCCGGAGTTCAAGCCCGACGAAAGTCGCCTGAAGTTGTTTTCCGCGCTGGCCTTGGGGGATGACGCTGACGAAGAAGCAAAAGGGTTGGTGAAGGCGGAAGGCTACCAGCCCCCAGTCACACCGGACGAGGAGGCTTGCCTGGGCCTTGATGTGTGCGTTTCCCTGTTTGGTCTGGACCAAGCCGCCGACCCGTATTTGTATTGGGCCCGGCAAGGTAAGGAGGCCCCACAGTTTAAGGATATGGGGGAGGCTCACCGCGCTGTGTGGCAGGATTTTTCCGAGAGAACACGCGTAGAGGATGCCGCCTACAAGGAACGGACGAGAAGAGTCCAGCAGGAACAGGAGGAAATTTCCCACCGAATGGTGGATTGCGTAGCCGGGAAGGAGGGCAGCTGGGACGCGTGTCCTGCCGATTTGCTGAAGTATGCCGAGAGTCCGCAGAAGGCTGCCGATTCCATCATGAGGGCGCGGCGGGCGTATGCTTTTGCCGAGAGGCGTGGGTTTGAGGATGTCTGGCGCTCCGACGCGCTGGACATGGCCGATCTGCTGACAGTGAATGTCAACGGGAATGAGGTGCTGGACCAGCAGGCGTTGATGTTGCTGATGACCGCGATTGACCGGAAGGTTCAGGAGAGCCAGACGGATTCCGCTGCTTTCTGGCGCAATTTGTATAGAAGTTTTGCCGACACGGCGCGCGGCGCGGAGAGCCTGGGCGTGAAGGCGGTTCAGGCGGTGAGGGGCATTCCCGGCATGAGCGGAATGGAAGAGTGGTATTCCAATAATATTGCTCCCCTGCAGGGGGTGAAGGATACGTTTGACGGACAAAGGCAGCTCTTCGACCGCTACGAGCAAAGACGCGAAGCGCTGAATACGATGCAGGATGTGATGCACGAGTTCGGACAGCGGATGCGGGGCACAAGCCCTGATGCGTCCTGGTACGTCAAGGCGATTAACGGAGCCGGGAATATCACCGGGCAGAGCCTTTCCTACATGGCTCCCGGCGGCTGGGCCCTGGCGCTGGCCGGTGATATGGGGCACGCCGGGAATGCCGCCTCCCGCAACGGGGATTCCCTGGTGGACGTGACGATCAACGGGCTGCGGAATACGGTGGAGGAAAAGGGGTTTGGGGTGTTTTCCGTGTTCGGGCGCATGGGGGCCATCAACAAGCTGATGACCAGGACGGGCACCGGCGCCCTGGCGAGACTGGCCGCGAAGGTGCCGGGGCGCACGTTTTTTGCCGGGACGAGAACCGGCAAGATGCTTTCCACCCCGGCGTTTGCCTACGTGGAAGAGATGGCGGCGGAACCCCTGGCCGGGGAGTTGTTCGAGTGGACGGCCCGGAAGTTGTCCGGGATGACGGGAATGGAGGTGAAGCCGAAGGATTTCGAGGTGGTGAGCCCCGTGCTTCAGGCGATGGGGGATGTGGAGCAGTCCGGCGGATGCGCGTTGTTTGTGGCGGCCATGGCTGCCGGCCACGCTCCGAGGATGAAGCAGGAAGTGGCGGCGTTCGTGACGGATGCGCAGCGGGCCCAGCTGGCCGGATATACGAAGAAGCATGCTGAAGAGATGGCGTCTTTTTCCACGGCGGAGCACAAGGCTGCGCTGGCCCAGAAGTATTTCGAGACTGATGTATTGAAGGATCCAGAAGGAGCCGCCGAACGGGCGCGGAAGGCCGGCGCCGAGCTGGCGGACCGGCAGGAGGCCCGGCTGTACCAGATGTCCGGCGCTCTGGACAAGGTGCTGGAGAAGGCCAACATTGGCCGTATCCGCAAGCTGGAAGGAACGGACAGGTACGAGGTGAGCCTGCGGGAGGGCGCTGTAGTGAACGGCGTGAAGATGGAGGAAGACAGGAGCGTGGAGATGAACGAGGAGCAGACGGACGCCCTGGTTCAGGTAGTGCTGCAGGGGGCTTATTTGAATGGCGTCCGCGTGATGCAGGATGCCGTGCTGGGGAATGCCGCGGTTTCGGAAGCCGGGAAGATGGATTTTATTGAGACGCTGGATATGTTGTCCGAGGAAGCGCCTGCGGAGTACCGGAAGGCGGCCGCCGAAACCGGAGGGATGACCGTCCCGGGGTTGATGGATGTGGCCGCGCGAGCCCAGGCGAGGATTGACGCGATTGTCCGGGAAGAGGGCGTGTCCGTCCAGGAGGCCAGAAGCAGGACGGATGCCGAAGTGATGAGGAAGGTTCAGCTTGGTTCCATTGCCGATTTGGCGGCGGCTTTTGAGAGGCGTCTTGATCATGCAGTGCGTTCCGGAGAGATTACGAGGGGGAGAGCCGATGAGATCAAGAGCGGCACGGCGGCGGCCAGCTTCGCCCACCGGTTTACGATGGCGGCCGATCCTGGGAGTTCCCTGCTGCTTTACGCCGGAGGCCATGCCACGACGGCCAACGTGATGGAGGATGTGCAGGAGTCCGCCCTGGTGCATTACATGAACCTGACCGGGAAGGATTGGCAGGATTTGTGGGAGCATTTGCAGGCGGCGGACGCCGTGCTGGGAAGGTACGGCGTGAGTCTGGGGACGTATGAGGGCCCGGCGCATGATGCCAGGGACGTGGTGGAGAGTTTTTCCAACCTGTCCCTGTCTTCCTCCCTGGCGGATATTGAGAGCCTGCCCGTGCCACAGTGGGTGAAGGACACCGCGGAGTTCGCCCTGAAGAATCTGGAGGATTCCGCCCGCATCATACGCATGGGCGAGCAATGGAACGAGTTTGCCGCGACGGACGAGGGGAAGAAGTTTATGGAAGAGCACGGAGGCCTGGCGGACGCCCTGCAGGCCGTGGGCGTGAGTACGGAGAGCGTTTTCCGCCAGGCGCGGATGGATGCCGCGCAGAAACTGGATGTGGAGATGGTGCACGCGGACCTTGCTTCCCGCAGGGCTCCGGGGGATGCCACGATGACGCTGGGCGAGCTGGAGGCGCTGGAAGAGTCCATGGCGCGGATGGATGCCGCGGAGGATGTGGAAGAGACCGCGGAAGAGGAGGATGAGACTGATCCCGTGACCGGCATTGCCGGGAATCCGGCATCCCCCGCTCCGCTGGTGGAGGATGCCGGCGGCTCCCTGGAAGGGGTGGGGGAAGAGGCCGAACACGATGAAGAGGCCGGCGCGGAGTTCCGCGATCACGCGTTTGTGCGGGTGGCGCCGGATTGCGTGTTTGCCCAGGTGCAGGTGGATTCCCTGGCCCTGGCGCCGGATGTGGAGCAGTTCAAGCAGGGAGATCATAATGAACGCGGAGCCGTGAAGGGGCGCGAGCTTCAGGGACGGTTCCGGGAAGACGCCCAGCCCATTTCCGTGTGGCGGCGCAGGGATGGAGCCCTGCATGTGATTACCGGACGCCACCGGTTTGATTTGGCCGTGCGCGACGGGGTTGAGTTTATTCCGGCTTACGTGTATGAAGAAGATGATGCGCATGACGCCACTTGGGCGAAGATGCACGACGTCGGGCAGAATATGCTGGACGGTCAGGCGTCCGCGCTGGAGGTGGCTTTTTTTGTCCGGAATTCCAATATGGGCCGGGACGAGATGGAGGCGCAGGGGTATTTGCGCCCCGGTTCCGCCAATGTGATGGGCTGGGATATTGCCACCCTGGCCGGGGATGAGGTGTTTACCCGCCTGAAGAACGGGGTGATTACGGATAACGAGGCGTGGAAGGTATGCCGCCTGTCTTCAACGGAGGCGGGACAGATGCTTGCCCTGCAGCTGCGCGAGAAGGGGAAGCCGTGGGATTACGTGGCGGCCTATGTGAAGGAGGCGGACCGGGTGGCTGCGGAGAAGTCCCGGGAGGGAGAGGCGTTTGATTTGTTCGGCAACGATACGTCCTGGCAGGAGGATTGTGAGAAGGTGGCCCGCTTTGCGGCCCGGGGGATTGCCCTGATTGCCGAACGCCTGTCCCTTCTGAAGAAGTCCAGAGGCATCAGCCGGCGGAAGGATTTGGCGGGCAGGATGGGCATCCGCCTGGAGACGGACGCAGATTTGAATGCGGCCATTCATGATTTGGAAAGAGCCAAGGGGGCATGGCAGTCCCATGACCCGGCGCTGCGCCTTCATGACCGCGCCCTTGCCTGGGACGGCACGAGTGAAGTGAATCCGTTCGAGCGTGTGCCCGTTTCCGGGGCGACGTTTTCCGTGGTTGCCATGGATAGTTCCGGAACTGTCCTGGCTCCGGAGACGTTCGTCACCCGGGAAGACGGAAGTCCTGACTGGTTTGTGATTCCGCGCCGCAAGAGGCAGCCAGCCATGCCGGTGCGGCTGCTGGTGGGTTCCGATGTCGGGGAGCATCGCGGCTATGGACTGACCCATATCCTGGCTTCCCGCGGGTTTTCCTTCTGGAAGGACCGTTCCCCGGAACGCTATATCAGTTCCATTCTGGCGAATGTGAGCGAGCTTTACGAGGTGGCGCCCGGGCGTGAGTTGCTGGTTAAGGGAAGGCAGCCTTCTTCATGGATGCTGCTGCAATTGGACCGGAAGGACGGGTTTTATTCCATTGTCTCGGCTTATCCAGTGCGGCAGGGCAAGAAGCCGCTGGGGAAGAAGCTCCCCCTTGCAGAGCGACAACCTGCAAACGCGAATAGCGGCACCGCGCGCCTAGGTCCAGGATCGGCAAGCAAGGCCGCTCTGCCGTCCCAATCCGCTGGCGGGGGAGATGGTTTTTCCTTACCACAAGGGGCGCATGTTGTCAACGTGAATGAAGTGGAATGCCGGTTTGACGACGGGGCTATTGTTCCGGCGACGTTTTCCCTGTCTCCTGAAAAAGAGACAATCAGGAAGAAGGCGGTCGCTGACGGGACGTTCATGAAGGCGCCTAACGGAGCGAATACGAATCTGACGGAAGACCAGTGGCTTTCCGTGCGCACGGAGGCGTTTAAGAATTGGTTTGGGGATTGGGAGCATGACCCGGAGAATGCCAGCAAGGTAGTTGACGAGAACGGGGAGCCGAGGGTGGTGTATCATGGGATCGGGGCGAAGTTCAACACGTTCTCACATAAGTTCGCCATGAAGAACGGCGCAGTGAAAGGACGCGGCTTTTATTTCACGGATGATCAAGGTTATGCGGAAGGCTTTGCGCCGAAGGGCGGACATCTTTTTAAAGTTTTTCTGAATTTGCGCAATCCGTTTGATGCGGAAAAACTTTCACTGAGCAAGAAAGACGTCGAGCGCGTGATAGAACATCTTGACCCTGACGGAGATCTTATTGTTTCTGATTATGCGAGTAGCGCGAATGGTTATCCTGGGAAAGCGTGGTATCGGAAGGCGTTGAAAGAAACGGTTGATGCGATTGTGGACAGCAGCGTGAACGACGCGGATATTATCAGCGAACTCTATACTATTGGTGGTCAGGAAGCGGCTCTTCGTGCGGTCGCGGAGACGCTTGGACGTGATGGCTTCATGTCCCGTGGGCCTGTTAATATGCAGATAGTGTTCTCTTCCACGCAGATCAAGTCCGCCACGGATAACCGGGGGACGTTTGATCCGAAGAATCCGGATATTACGTTTTCCGTGATAGGACCGAATGCAGCCACTTGGGGAAAGTATGCCGATAAGGCTTTCGCCGGAAGGGATGACGGCAAGTTGCGGGCGGAGATTGACGCGAGCCAGGCAAGCTTGAAAGCTCCGGAGAATTTTCCGTTTTTAAGCATGTTTGATGAGTGGTCCAGGGGAATGGGGTACAGGAAGAATCCCGTATGGCGCGGGCTTCTTGAGGATGTGCTGAATTTTGATGAGCTGTATGAGGCTTACCCTTCTTTACGGAAGATGTATGTTTTTGCGTACAAGAATAAAAAGGATTCAGCCCGTGGTTATTATGATTCCGAAGAACGCTCCATTACGATCAATCTGGCCCATATCGGGCCGACAGGGGCACAGCTTTCCACCCTTCTTCATGAGATTCAGCACGCCATACAGGATATTGAAGGCTTTGCCAGAGGGAGCAATCTGGAGGAAGGTAGGAGCCTTGATGACTATATGCGTTCCGCTGGTGAGATTGAGAGCCGGAATGTGGAGAAACGCATCCTGTGGGATGGAGAGCGCAGAGAGTCAAAGCCGTTTAATGATACGCTGGAGTTCCCAGGTGAGGCGATTGTTTCTTTTTCCATTGCCTCTGCACAGGAACAGGGCCTGTTCAATTCCGGCCATTTTGAGGCGGGCAACGCTGTGATTACGGAACCGGGGGTGACGTTTTCCATTGCCGCCCTGCATGCTTCCCCGCATTCTTTCCGGAAGTTTTCTACGGATTATATGGGGCAGGGAGAAGGAGCGCAGGCGTATGGCTGGGGGTTGTATTTTGCGGAGAGCCCGAAGGTGAACCGGAGTTATATGAACCAGTTCGCGCAGGATAAGGCGACATGGAAGTTCCGGGAGGTGGAGACTGGCGTTATAGAAGTGATGCAACGATCCCTGGTAGGCAGTTTTTTGCCGAAGGATGCCCTGCCGGAGGCGAAGGAGGACGCGTCAGATATCGCCTGGTCTGTTCTTGGCGATTTGGTTGATGCCGCCAGAGGAAGCATGACTGTTTTAGACATCGTCATGGAGTTGCATGATGAAATTGATACTAACAGGAAATACGCGGAGACGTACCCCCAGGAGCGGGAGAAGCTGGAACAACTGGAAGGCTTCATGCTTTCTCTGCTTGACCATCTGGACGAGATAGAGGTGAGGACGGGCATGCCTTCCAATTACCGCGTGGAGCTGAATGTAGAGGATTATTTGGACTTCATGGAAGGAGGGGAGCTGCTGTTTTGGGATAAAGGGTACGGCTCATCTACAACATCCAGAATAGGGGATTGGCTTCTGGATGAGGGCAAGGAAGAAGCGTATTCTTTGTTCAACGACAAGGATCCGGAAAATGGGTATTGGATGGGGGGCAAGATTTACCGCTCGTTGGAGGATGCCTTGGGAAGCCCCAGAGAGGCGAGCGAGTTTCTGTTAAGGCATGGAGTGAGGGGCATCAGGTACGCAGACGGTTTTTCCCGCTGGAAGGCGGAGGAGAAGCAGACGTATAATTACGTGATTTTTGACGGCAACGATATTAAGATTACGGCGTTTGCGGACGAGTCCACCGGGGGAGCGTGGGCGGATTATGAGGATCCGACGGCGAGTTTCTCTCTTGCCACGAGAGAAAGTGTCTGGGTGACGCTGGAGCGGGAGGCGCAGAAGAACCGTTTGGAGGTGCTGCGCAGCCAGACGGCAAAAGCGTTGGAGACATGGCGCCGGGTTTGCGCGGCCAACGATGTGAAGCAGGGAGACGGCGCGGAGGCGTTCGGAAGGGTCATGGCCGTGGTGGCTTCCATTTACAAGACGCTGCCGGAGGGGTACAGGTTTGGCCTTTACCCTTACATGAGAGCTGCCGAGAATCTTGCCACCCGTCTGGAGGACGGTCAGGTATGGCTTTCCGATGAGCTGAAGAAGGAGACGCTGATGGACGATACCAGCGAGCGCATGGTTGCCGTGATTGACAAGCTGCTGGCCCGCACGCTGGAACAGGCAGACCGATATGCCGTCGACCAGATGCGGGCGGAGATGGTTGCCCGCATCAAGGCCGTGCAGCCGACGAAGAAGGCCAGCGGGAAGTTTAACAAGGGCAAGTTGAGCGCGGAGGATTACAGGCATTTGCACGGGATAGTCGCCATGATGAATACGGACCAGGAGGCGAAGGAGAAGCGAATGCTGGAGCTGGAGGGCGTGCTTTCCAGCAACCAGTCCACCGAAGAGGAACGGGGTGCGGCCGAGCTGGAATTGAAGGATTGGCACACGTTCGGATATCTGGCCGGGATGGGACTGGAGCAGACGCGCGCCTGCGCGCGCGCCCTTGCCCTGTTTATCACGACGGGACGGACGGCTTGGTCCACCCGGTTGGACGAGGAGAGGCGCCGGACGAAGTTCAAGGCCGAGAAGATTGTGGAAGGGCTTGGGCAGGCCACTCCCCAGGGAGGACGTGACGCGGAAGAGGATGCGAAGGCGTCTACGAGAACGAAGGCGGCCAAGTACCTGAAGTACGGTTTGCAGTCTTATTCCCAGCTGTTGAATGGATGGAAGAAGATTCCCGCCCTGCGCGGTCTGGCGCATGCCGAGGTTACTGCGATTGCCGAGGCGAATGTGGCGTTGAGGAATATGAAGCACGCCCGGGACCGGGAGGTGACGGCCCTGGTTAAGCGGTGTTTTGGCGTTCAGCGCACCAAAGATGTGGCAAGGGTTCTTTCCGATTTCAAGAAGACAGGGGATTCCGGCGTAGTGCTGAATCCGCTGGTGAAGGTGGAGCGCACCGTGAGGATCGCCGAGGCCCGCGAGTGGGTGTGGTTGTCTTTTGAGGAGAGGGAGGAACGACGCAAGGCAATCAGGAAGGAGTACAATGACCGGGGGCTTTCCGACGATAAGGCGTCCGTGCCGGAAGCGCTTATTCCGGAGATGCGCCGGCAGCTTGCCGAGCTGGATGAATTGGTGAAGGCCGGAGACGGACGGGCCAGAAGGAGGAAGAATATTACGGCGAAGGCGGAAGTGGTGCGCCCGGGCAGGAAGGGCGAGACGTTGAAGGTTTCCCGCGCCCAGGCGATGTATGTCATTTTGCTTTACGAGCAGGCCGAGTACGCGGAGACGATGCGGAATGAAGGCATTGGAGAAGCGGAGGTTGCCCGCCTGCGCGAGTTTGTTGGCGCCGAAGGGCTAGCGTTCGGCTACGGCCTGCGGGAGCTGATGAACCGGCAGGGAAAGCTGCTGGCCCGTGTGTATGAGGAGCGTGAGGGGGTTCCCTTCCCCGCGGTGGAGAATTATTTCCGGGCCGTGTTCCGGGCGGACCACAAGCTTGATACGAAGGCGTCTTTCGGGGAACAGACGAATGCCGTGGCCGGCGGGGCGAAGTACGGGATGCTGATTCCCAGGCGGAAGCACAATTTGCACCTGGCCTGGAATATGGATTGCGAGGCCGTGTTCCAGGCGGCGAGCGCCGAGGTGGAGAATTATATTTGCACGGCGGATATTACTGCCCGCTGGCGCGGCATTCTGGCGGACAAGGAGGCGGCAGCGTCCCTGAAGGAGCACATGGGGCGCCACGGGATTGATTCCCTGCGGCACTGGCTGGATGTGATCGACGGGGCCGGAGTGATGGAGGGGGGCGCCCTGCTGGCCGGAGCCCAGGCGACAAGCCGCTTCCAGAGCGCCAAGGCGGTGGCCTTGCTGGCCTGGAACGTGCTGACGATGCTCAAGCAGACCAGCGGCCTGATGCACGGGATGTTTGCCGGGGAGGTGGGCATGGGGAGTTTCCTGCTGCACCTGGGGCAGACGATGTCCATGACCGGACGCATGGGGGTGTTTGAGATGATGAAAACGGAGGCTTTCCGGGCGAGGACCAATGACGCGCAGGCGGAACTGGTGAGCCAGCTGATGGGGTATGCTTCCGATCAGAATTACACCGGAGCGATCAGGTTTTCCATGGCCGGCATGAGGGCTATTGAGAAGATGGACGTGTGGAGCAATGCCGTGTCCATGGCCGCCCTGTATAACGCAAAGTGGTCCGAGCTGGAAGAGGCAGGAAAAAGGACCGGAGCCCCGATGACGGAGGATGAGATGCACGCCCTGTGCATGCAGAGCGTGACCCGGGCGCTGGAGCTGGTGGCCCAGCCGCTGACGCAGAGCCAGAAGAGCATGCTGGGGGCTTCCACGGGCCTGTTTGCGAAGATGGCCTGCTTTATGAGTTCCGAGGTGCTGAATAAGGTGGGGATGATCGTTTCTCATGTGAGCTCCGGGAATTGGGGGCAGGCTCTTGCTTTATATGGAATGATGTCCGTTGCCGAACAGACGGTGATTGCCCTGTGGCACGCCCTGCTGGATGACGAGGACGAGTGGGAGAAGAACGGCGGATGGTTCGGCGCCATGCTGGGGGCTCCTGTTGCCATGATTGGCGGGGTGCCGATGCTGGGTGCGGCGGTGGAGTTTGGCTACAAGCAGGCGACTGGACAGCGTATTTACGCAGGCACCGCGTCCGGAGTGATTGATTATTCCGCGATTTACCGGGCGGCCAAAAATACGTGGAAAGCCGCCACCGGGGAGAAGGAGATGACGTTTGCCGATTGGGCGGAATTGATTCTGCTGGATGCCAAGGCGGCCGCTTACGTGGCCGGAGCGGGCGCCGGGAGCCGCAGCAAGGCGGCTGATTCCGTGGCGTCCTGGCTCTTGTCCGTGGCTGGGGTGGCGAATTTGTCCAAGCCTGGGTTCAAGCTGGCGGAGTGATTCCAAAATATTGCAAGCTTGTGTTTCATTTTGTGCACCATTATGGTGTGGACTCATGAAAGGTTTACTGATTGCCATTTGCGTTTTCCTGGGGCTGGCATTGTTGCCGATGCCCTACGGCTATTATATGTTCCTGCGGTTGGCTGTGTGTGCTTACGCCATATTTGTGTTTACCCAGGAGCAGAAGAAAGGGGTGTGTTTCGGGAGCGTATCCGCTGCCGCTATTGCTCTGCTTTACAATCCCATTCTCCGGGTATATCTGGACAAGGAAGTTTGGATGGGCGTGAATGTGGCTACGGCTGTGGTGTTGGTGATTGTTTTTACATTTAAAAATAGGATATGATGATGCCGAGACCCACGTTTTCCATTGCCACGAGAGAAAGTGTCTGGGTGATGTTGGAGCGGGAGGCGCAGAAAAACCGACTGGATGCTCTGCGCATAAGATTCTCAAAGGATTTGCCTGGACTGTCTGCACATATTGAGAAGGTTGTTCTAGAATGGATTTCTGTTACAAACAATATGAATTCATCGCATGATCAGTTACTAAATGTTTACGATCAGATTTTGAGTATTTCCTATTTGGCAAATGAAATAATTTCTGAAAAAAAATCAGCGATAAAGCAGTATGTCAGGATTTTGGAATGGTATCAACAATATGTCAAAAAAGAGGATTTATTTTATAGTAGGCAAATTCATTCCAGCAGCCATCTTCTAAAAAACAAGAAACGACAGCTGACAATGGCAGAAATTGATTTTCTTGAGAATGAATTAAAAATAATTGATCAGCAACAATATGTATGCAAGGGAACGAAGTTGGGGACACTTCCTGTCAATTCTGTGGTTTCCCATATCATGTATGATATAAAAGAAAAAATCAACATCACTAAAATCACCAAAGGAAAAGTTTATATAACAGATAATTTTTTAATTTTTGTAATTTTATATTTTATTATAACAATTATTGCTGCACTATATCTGATAATAACTGTTATAAAATAATTATTACAAAAGACGATTTACAAAACCGCATAAATACAACCCGCAATTGTTATAATAGGAGCAAACCAAACTAGTAGACCGCCAGCTAGATATGATGCTCTGTGACTAAATGTTCCATATAAAGCAATCCCTAATGATGTATCATAACATCCATACATTTGTTTAGTTGTTTGATAGATACCGTTTGAAATAGATAGAGCATAAGTCATGATTAGCAACATAATCGGAATAAGTTCTATACCTGAATAAAAGTATATCGCTGCAACATAAAACGAACTGACATAAAGAAGTATACTAATACTTGCTATGAACACTTGAAGACCGGGAGCCTTTTGTCCGAGTACATACGCATTGATAAGTTCCGGTATAGAGAGTATGAGATTCGCTATAGGCAACACAGCCAAGAGAATGAAGATGATAGCAGGTACATAGAGGCCGATGCAGAATGCCCAGATAAGTCCAACGAGTGAAATAGGGAGAAGAAAAAGGATCATACTTTTAAATTGCGCTGTTTTTGTTTATTTTGCCCCTCCACAAATTTTGCAGTTATTGCCACTGCCAGTATCGCTCCAATACCCTTTACAGTTATTGTAGTATCGGCAAGAAGAGTTATGTGTCTTTCCGGTTGAGCTGATCCAGTATTTCTTTTGCGCGGCTTCTACTTTTACAGAGGTTTGAATGTTTTCCACCGGGCAAGCTCCCATGGAAGCCACGGAGAGACACACAGCAGAGACGGCATAGATGAATAGTTTTCCCAAAATCATACCAGAAAATTATATCTTTTCATGAAGAAAGAACAACAAAAAAGCCCCTGACCCGGAGGCCAAGGGCTGAACAGGAGCGCTTTTCTGGGAGAATGCTACTGTACACGGCTGTAATGGCAATAAAAAACCGCCCGCGTTTCCCAACGTGGACGGCTAACGGAAAATAAAAAAAGATGATTTACCTATAGCACATTTACCCGGTGCGTCAAGCTTTCTTCCAGCGTTCCAGCGTTTCCACATAGATGCCGGAGATTTTGCCGCCGTCCATCGGTTCTATGTCTCCGAAGTCGGGATTGAGTGGATGTAATACGTATTCCATTTTTCCGGTTTCCGGGTTTTTCCTGCGGACCAGTTTTTTGAGTGTCACGCCGCGTTCATCATGGTATTGAACAATGGTTCCAGGTTTGGGGATGGGGGGGATAGTGTATTTTTTCATGATGACCACGGAGCCGTCCGGGATGGAGGGTTCCATAGAGTGACCGTTGACGCGCAGCAGGTATTCCCCTTTTTCCAGTTCACGGTATAACCAGATGTCCTGCGGGATGGTGTCTCCATCCGCCAGATTGCCGGCGGCAATGTTGCCGATGATTCGTCCCTGAGCCTCCAAGGGAGGGGCTGTGAATGTTTCTACCGGGGTAAACTTCTTGCGGGCTGCCTCTTTTTCTTTGGCGGCATTTTGAATAGCGGTATTGACGAATTCCAGGAAGGTTTCTTTGTGGGCTTTAGCGGCCTCACAGATAATGTCCCATTCTTCATCTGTGAAGTCGATGACGATGCGGGGAGAGGATTCGGCTTCTCCGTTCATAAGACGCTGAATAACAAGGATAGCCTTTGCGGGAATATTGATGGATGACGAAAGCCAATTATCTACCTGACGCTTGGAAACTCCACATTGGTTAGCGAGCCATTCTCTGTCTCTACCAATAACCTTGAGCCATTTTTTTACGTCTTCTTTTGTTGTCGTCATGCATTGATATTACAGCATTTTGCTGATATGTCAACACCTTGTTACCTAGCAATTTCAGTATTATGCTGAAAATATATCTTGAAATATTCAGTTATACGCTGTAATTTGAGGCCATCAGTTACGGAAATAGATGAAAACAGAAATCGACTTAGACAAATTACCGGACGGCTGCAAGAGCCATCTGCTGGCCGAAGCGGAAGAAGGATTGAAGCCTTCGGAAGCTATTATCCGCATCATTGAACGAGAATCATTCCGCAGGGGATTCCGTGTTCACCTGACCACGGCTAGCAACCTTCCCCGCCCGAAGAACCCCAAGAAGCCGGCGGCATGAATATGAACGAACACATTCA